AATATAACCTAATGATAATTCCATACCTGCAACCTTTAAAGAATTTTGAATAACTTTAGCTTCTTGTAATAATTCAACTTCTGTAATTCCTGTTGGTTGTTTATTTGCATCTACTCTAGATTTTTGTAATAAACCTAAAACTCCTTGAATTTGATTAGCAGCTTGTTTAGGATCAGCACCAGTAAAATTCTGAGACCAGTTATTTACTTGCATTTTATCTACATCTCTACGATTAGAATCTATTACTTCAGCTAATTTACCGTTAGGGTCAAATGAACCAAACTTATAGTTTAAACTCCATAAATTAAATGCTTTAGCAACTGCTTGTACTACTCTTTCTTGTTCAGGACTAACTCCTGATAAATCTGCAAGTCCTGTATTTGGATTTACTGTAATATTAGACTCTTCAAAAAATTTAGTAATAAAACGCATAGCCTCTCCATTATTTTGTGATTGGTCAGCTAAAATGTGTAATACATTATTTATATCAGCTTGATTTTGACAAGCCTTAGTTAAAGCATTGTAAACTTTAGTAGGATTTACAGATACTGCCATTTTACTATTTTCAAATTCTGGTATATTAGTACCAAAAAATTCATTGTAAGAAACTTTATAAGTTGTAGTAGCAATATATCTACGCATAAACTTAGATAAACTACCAAAGCCACCTTCTTGTTCGTGGTTCTTATCATAGTTTCTTTCAGCAGAAGTATCTGAAATTTCAGAATCTTCTATACTATAATCAGAAGTTTCATCAATATTAAACTTATTTAAACTCTTAAATATTTCTTCTTTAAATAATCTTCTAGACTCAGCATTGTTATATAAATACATTAAATCTTCATACTTCTTTAAAGCATTTAAATTACCATTAGCTTGTAATTGTAAATGAGTATTTGAATTAAAACTAAAAAAATCTTTTGCATAATGATTTAAAATCTTATCTATCATTGCATCTACTGCATCATTATCAAAAGCACTTAAATCCTCATCTCTATTTTCAGGATTAGCATTTTGATTATCTATAATACTTAGAACCATTCCAGTAATTTTATTTACTTCATTTAGTTGTAAAGCATTATTTAAATAAACAGGAGTATTAGTCGCAGGATTATTGCGTAAGAAGATAGAATTATTTGCAGGAGCTCCTTTAAATATAGGACTATCAAAACGAGAAGTTACTTTAGTAGCTTTTTTAAAACCACCATTCTCAATTTTAGCAAATAACTTATCCATTTCATTAGTCTTCATAAGACCTAACATACGTAAAATCTTATCAAAAAACTTACGTAATTTAGAAGTAGTCTTTTGCTTGTTCATATAATCTTTGAACTTGTCAGCCATGTATTCTTCTAGAATAAGTAATTCTATTACAGGCTCAGCTAAGTTTCTAGCTTCAGGAGTAAGACGTAAGTACTCTGCTTTATGTGTATTATAACTAATACCTTTTTGTTTTAATTGAGCACGTAATTCTTCTTTAGCTATTTCATATTGAAGAGATTGTTCTTGTGTAGTTAACATAGTTCTAAATACAGCATGAAATGCTTCATGGTATTGAGTACCTACTGTAGCTAAAGTTGCTAACTTAATAATGTTATTTTGAAAATAACCTAATGTAGTTATACCTTTATGAATATTAGCTTCTAAAATATCTAACTCTTGTGCATCTATCCAATCAGGTAACATTTTACGTAACTCAGCAAAAGCTTCTGTTAAGTTAATCTTTTCTTCAGGACTAAGAGTAGTATCTTCATCTACTCTAGAAAATACAGGAAGATTACTAGGAGGAACTTGATTAAAATCAGGAGGTGCAGTAGGAGTAGTAGTTTCTGTACTACCACCCATAGCTTGATTAGCTAAATCTGCTACTTCTTGTGCAGTAATAGCTTCAACAGCTGCAACATTTTGTGCAATAATATTAGGATCTTCTCCTTGTTGTACAGGATAATTTTGTTCACCTTCCATTTCTGCATTACCTGCTGCAATAATATCAGCTAGTTGTTCACCTACTGAAGGTCCTTGTGCAGGAGGAGTAAGCCAACTTATTGCTTCATTTATTTCATTTTGTAAATTAGCTGCAGTTTGATTAACAGGTGCAGGAGTAACAGGTGTACTAGGAGTAGGTTTACCAGGTTCTTGGAATACATTAATACCTAATGCAGCTAGTTCTGCATCTCTTTGTTTATCTATATCTGCAATAGTTTGACTAGCAGTTTGTTTAGGTGCAGGTTGTATAGGAACTTTAGGCTGAGGTGCGCCACCTGGAGTTGCATCAATAAGAGCTTTTTCATTAAAGCCAAAAGCTAACTTTTGATTCTCTCTTTTTACTTTAGTAGTAGAAGAAAATGTAGAAGTTAATTGATCTTTAGCTATTTTATCTATACGTACATCAGGATTACTTTTAAATGAATTTTCTGTAATAACTGTAGTACCTACTAATGGACCACCTTCTGAAGATAAAGCAAGACGTACAGCTTCAAAACTAGAAACTAACTTTTCAAAAGATTCTGTTCTACCTGTAACTTTTAAATATAAAGTATCTCCATTTTTAATAGACCATTTAATACCATTAGTTTCTCCTGACGTAGCTTTATTTCTAAAGAATGTAGGAGAGAATATTTGTAATGTATAACCTTCAGGAATCTTCTTACCGTCTTTTGTAGTAAAGCCATAGTCAGGTTGAATACCTACACTAAAGTTAGATGCATAATTACCATTATCACCAAAGACAATAAACAATCCTTTGTTTAATTGTTTCTTAACTTCTTTACGAGCTTCAGGTGAACCTGGGTCATTACTTAAAGCTTCATTTAAACCTTTCATTAAAGTTTCAGTCTCAGCATAAGGACCAGAAGGAGTTAAAGCAGTCCAACGATAGTTCTTATCTCCTATCTTAATATTACCTCCTGAGTCTTCTACTAAAGCCCAATATCTACTGTAAGCTTTCTTTTCTTTCTTTAATTTACTTAACTCTATAAAAGCATTCTCTAATTCAGGATTTACATTTGGTTTACCAAATGTACCATCTTCATTTATTTTAGATTCATATGCTTCACTGTTAGTTGTATTATAAGTAGTAGGACTTCCTTCAGCATCATTTAAATTACTAATGTAAGGATCTTTAGTATCTACAATAGTAGGTTCACCTTTACTATTTTCATGTAAAGTAAAATTACTTAATGGAACAAAGTCTTCATTCTCTTGTACTTTACTAATACTACCACTTGTTAAATAAGGATTTATAAACTCACGTAACTTTCCAACAGGTACAGTAGCATAGTTTTTACCTTCTAAAATTTCATCTGATGTTACATAATTGTGGAACATCATAGCATTCTTATAAGCATTTTGAAAAGTACTTAAATCTGCTGCAGTAGCATTCTTATTAAATAATTGCTTGAATTCATCAAGATCCATATTTAATATATCAACAGTTTTACCTGTTTTTTTATTTACAAATGTATCATAGAAAGTTATAAAACCAATAGGAGTACCAGCATACTTAACAATAATATTAAAGTTAGAACGCTGTTTACCTAATGTAGGATGTTGTGTAGTCTCAGTATTACCATAAGGAATAGGACCTGCAGGAGTAACATCTTTTTGAACTTCTACAGTAATTTTATCTTTAAAGTCAGGGTCATCTTTTAAATGCTCAAAAGCTTCTTGTGCAATAAGACCTTCTTCACCTTTAGAGTAAATAACTACATCTTGAAATTCACCTGTACCTTTAAATAAATTACTGAAGAAATCATCTATTCCATTTACTTCTTGCTTAGCAGCAGGAGCTTGATTCTTAGCTTCATGCTTTTTAACATCCTCTTCATACTTAGCTAGATTAATAGGGAAACCTTTACTAGCAGCTTCTTCCATAATCTTTCTTTTTTCTTCTATTGTATTAGCAGCTCTATATCTTTCACGTAGATTTTTTAATATAGCATCTCCATTAGTTCTTAAATTTAATTCTTCTTCTAATTGAACAGCATAATTTTTTTTAGCTTCAAAAGTAGGACTAGAAGGATCCATTTTATTTAATTCTTCTATTGCTGCTTCTTTACTAGCTTCAATTTGCTCATTAGTCATTTCTCCTATATTAACTTGCTCACCACCAGGAGTTTGAACAAACTTTTCTTTCTTCTCAGGTGTAGTAGGAAATATATTTGCACTATCTTCTTCAGTAGTTACAGGAGTTTGAGCAGTTTTACTAGCTTGAAGATTAGCTTGTTTTATAGCATCAGCTACTTCTTTAAGCATAGCCTTTTCTATTATAGGCTTAATTGCTTCACGAGATTTAGGATTTCTTAAAGCATTTAAATACTTAATAAGAGTTTCACGCTCTTCTGCATTTTTATTTAAATCACCTAATAAACTTGTAATATCATCTGCTATTGTAGGATTTTCATTTAATGTTTTTTCTACTAAAGCATTATATTCTTTACGATATGTATCTCTTTGAGTTTTTCTAAAATCTTCATAAGAAGTTCCTACATTTACTTTAGCTTCTCCTTTTAAAGATTGTGCTGTAAGTTTTTCCCATTCTTTTGTAGCTTCTTCAATTATTGCAAAGTCATTAGTTTTATAAGAATTAATTAAATTTTTACGAGCTATTTCTAAAGCAGGATTACGAGTTATATTTCTTAACTCTTCTGCCATTTTATTCTCACGCTCTTCTTTATTCTCAATAGTAAAAGATGCTTCAAATAAAGCATTTCTTAACCAATTATTCTCAGCTATTTGAAGAGGAGTACCTTGAGATAATCCATAAGCACGAGTAATATTATCATGTAAGTTTTGTAACTTTTCAATTCTACTTGTTAATTTATCAATAGTTTCATTTTGACTTTTTGTATCACCAGGTTTAAATCCAAAGAATTGATTAAACTCTTCTACAGGAGCCTGCTTTAAAGTATTTAATTTTTCTACAAGTAAATCTACTGTATCTCCTTCTATATGACTTTGAACATATTTACCAAATGCATAAGCTTCTTGATTTTTAGCTTCATACACATCTTTATTTTGTTTAGCTTCTTCTGCATTTTGTAATGCATTATTAGCTAATATATAATTAGCCATTTTAGAACCACCTTGTAAAAATTCAGGGTCCTTAGTTATATTATTAATTCTTTGTTGAGTAGCAGCTTCTCTAGCTAGTCTTTCAGAACGAGCTCCTTTTATACCAAAAGGCCCACCTGTAATACCACCTACTAACATACTTTCAAGAGCTTCTTTATCAGACAAATGCCCTAATCCTTCTCCTACTGCACTTACTAAAGAACTATACCAATCTAATCCTTTAATGTTATGATTCTTAACAAAAGCTTGAGAAGTAATATTAGAAACATATTGTAATCCTTCTTGACCACCTTCTTCAATAAAACCTTCTAAGAATTTTTTACCAGCATTTACATAACCACGTCTAGCATTATCTAAAGTAGCGTCTTTTAAAGTTACTTCTCCTGCTTCACCAATTACTTTAGTTATTTTATTATAATCTTTAATAGCTTCTTTAGTACCTGGATTAATCCATTTACCTAATAGCATCATATCAGTAGGACCAGTAATAACTAAATTCATTACATAATTAGTATTAGCTGCATCTATGGCTTGTTGCTCAGTCATACCATTTTTTATAGCTTCTTTATATGTATCACGAGCTTCTTGAGCAGATTCACCATGGGCCATAATTCCTCCCATCATAAACTGCTTACCCATATCAATACTACCATTTAACTTAGCAGCTAACTCTACACTCTTTAAAGCTTTTTCAGAAGTAATAGTTTCACTTAAAGCTTTACCAAATAAAGCTGAACCTTTACTTAAATTAAATAATCCTTGTAATCCATAACCTGCAGCAAGAGAACCTACAGTATATCCTGCTCCACCTAATACTTTATCAAACCAAAAGTTTTGATAACCCATTGAACCTAAAAGACTTGAGTCTTGTTCTTTTTTACTATAATAAAATGGATTATTTGTTTTAGTCCAATCATTAATAGGGTCAATAAAATTATCTGTAAAACTATTCTTCCATAATTTACTAGCATCTTGATTAGCTAAAGCAGATGTAACTCCATATACAAATCCTATTGTACTTTCTGCAGCACCTGTAAAAGCACTAGTACTTAGATTAACTAAACCATTACCTAGTTTATCAAGAGCTGTTTGTTGTGCAGCTCTTTGTTCATTTAAAGCAGAATAAGGATCACCATAATCTGGGACTTTAAATCCTGTATCATACTGAGAAGAAGCTTCTGGATGTATAATATTAGGGTCACTTTGAGCAGATTTATTTAAATATTGTGAACCGTAGTTTATTAAATCTTTAGGGTCTACAGACATATGTTAATATAATTATTTAGTTGGTGTATTGATAATTTTATAATACTCTAATAAAATTCCTGTTACATCTTTAGCACTTGGTAAAGGTGTATTAAGAACAGCTTCTCTATAACTCTTAGCTGCAGCAGATTCATCTTTTACAGGTTTAATGTTTACTGTATATAAACCTTGATCAGCATTTTTAGGGTCTTCTGTAAACTTATAATCATAATCTATACCTTCAAAATTTTCAGCTAATACTACACCTGGTTGAACTACAGCTGCATAATTAGCTGCTTCATTTTGTTTCATAAGAGCAGGGATAGCCATTTTAGGGTCTTTCCATTCAAGAGGTGCTTCTATGATATATTCTTTACCATCTATAAACAATTGATAACCATTAGCATACTTCTTATTTCCTGTTAAAATACTATAAGCATTAGGACCATTTATTTTACCTTGAATACTAACTTGAGAATCAGGGTTCATAATATGATTAGCTTTTAATTGTGAAGCATTAATAGTTTTATGATTAGCTACATCATAAATTTCTAAGTTACCTATATTACCTGTACCTAATTGTTTTACTGTAACAACTTCATCACCTTTAGTTCCAAGTAATTGATTTATAGCTGCTCTTTCTTTATTATCTATTATATTACTTACATTAGTATTAGCCATACTTAACTTATTAGCAGCCTCAGCTATTTTTTGTACATGAGGATAAGTATCTAACATTTCTTGATTAGTAAGCTTTTCTCCATTTTTATACTTATTATAAACATCTTGAACATACTGATCATTAGGTTTCATATAAGCTAATGTTCTTAATAAATTAGTAAACCCATTTCTTTCAACTCCTTGGAAATTATTAGCATCAACTTTAGGAGTAGGAGTAGTAACTGTTTTAATGTTTAAGTTTTGTCCTGAAGGACTTCTTAAAGCATTAATACTTATTGAACCGTCTGGGTTAATTAAAGGGGCTGTATTTACTTTAGTACCTACAGGAATAACACTAAAGTCATCACTTGATAAACCTGTAAGGTCTTTTATAGAATTAGATGAACCTGCCATAGCATATTCATATGGTTGATTAGCAGCTTCTTTTTGAGCAGCTCTTTGCTCTTTAGCTATTTCATTTAAGTGATAATCAGTTTTTAAATTCTCTTCATACACTCTAGTTAAACTACCTATAGAACGAGCTGCATCATAAATAGGTTTATGATATAATTCATCAAATAATGTATTAGCAATTTTAGGATTTCTTGAAATAGCTAAACCTGATTCTAAATCTATACCTGTAAAGTTATTATCAGGACTACCTACAATTTGAGATATTTTATCATTTGTACCTGTAATTCTATTACGCCATGCTGTATAATTTTTTACTACTTCATCATTCTTCATTGCATCTGCAATAACTTGAGCTCTAAAATTAGCTGGAGATATTTTTATTGTACCATCATCACTTTTAAGATAACCATATCCTGCATCATGTAAACCTCTATTTTTTGCCTCAAGACGTAATACTTCAGGAGTAATTTTATCAGAATATTTTAAAGCTACAGTATTATAATTAATACTATTTCTAGGGTCTTCAGCTCTATAACCAGTCCATGTACCTAATCTAAGGTTTTGAGTTAATGGAGCTTGATTAGCATCTTCTGCTTTTTGAGCTGCATCAACATCTTCAGGACTCATTCCTCTTTCTCCATTACTCTTTATCCATTCTTTATTAGCTTCTACTTTAGCATTAACACTTTCTACTCTTTTGTTATATCTATTTATAATACCTGATAACTTACCATAGTTTTTATTATAGTTAAAATCTTTCTGCAATTGTTTAAATGCAGAAGACATTGCACCATAATCTCCTTTGTATTTATCTACAATAGTATTAATACCTTGTTTATACTTTTGTAACTCAGCTATTTTATCAGGAGTATCAATATCTATACTACCAATCTTAGCAAGTTCATCATTTAAAGAACCTTCTAAAGCTTCACCTTCTGAATATTGTTTTTCTTTCATTAAACCAGCTTGCATTAATGCCTCAAAAGGTAGAGGTGTTAATTTAAGTTCAGCTGGTTTATCCCATATTGATATAGCCATAATTATTTATTTCTAAAGCTTGGTTTTGTAGGAGTAAAATTTATTCCTCCTGAGTATCTATTAGGAGATATTAAATTAGGGTCATTAGAATTAGTAATTGGAGTATTACTTTGATTATAGATTGGACTATAACCTGCTGGGTTATAACCACCTTTAGGAATCATAGTACCATCAGGAAGTACAGTATAATGTTGCATAATACTTCCTAATGCATTACCTGTCATTGCATTAGTTTTTTCAAACTGTGCAATATTACTTAAATCACTTATACCTTGACCTAACATATTACGTTTAGCAGCTCTATTTTGTTCATTAAATTGAGCAAGTTGCATAGCAGTATTTAAGTTCTGACCTTCTATTCCTAAGTTAGCTTGTTGAGCACTCATTTTTCTTTGAGCATTAGCTAAACTAATTTTATATCTAGCATCATCTTGTTGTTGTTGCATAGCATTAAATAAGTTAGTTCTAGCTGCTAAATTACCTGAATTAGGCATTCTATTTAAGTTAGCTACAGCTGCATTATAAGTTCTATAATCAGGTCTATATTCTTCTTCATAAGGATTAACTCTACCTTTAAGTTGATAATCTGCAGCATTCATTTGAAATGGTTTACCAAAGCTACGAGCCATATTATAAATACCTGGGCCATACATTAAAGCTTCACCACCTATAGTTTTTAAATCTCCTTGATTTCTAGCAAACCAAGAAGGAGTAGGTGTACCATCTTGTCCTGTTGGAATAATATTATTATTTGTTTTATTAATAATATCTAATCCTAAATATTCATTTTGTTGAGCTTCAGGATTATTATAACCTTCTCCAAATATAGGAGCAACAGTACTTCCTCCATCCATTTTAGGAACATACCCACCATACTTAGCCATAAATCTACCATAAGCTTTACTAGCTTTTTGCGCCATTAATTGTTCTTCAGCTTGTTGTTTAGCTTCTTTTCTTTGTTTATCAAAGGCAATATTATTACGCATTGCATCTGCATATAACTTATCATTATTAGTCATAGCAGCTTTATAACTAGGAGATAATCTTTTAGTAATAACAAATTGACCTTCTTGTGCAGGTACTGTACCTCTTGGGTCCATACCTCCACCTTCAGGATGTGGAACCATGTTATTACTTTTATATTCTGTTAAAATTTTACCATCTTTATTTACAAGCAACTCTCCTTTTTCTACATTAATTTCTGTAGCAGGAGTCATACCTCCTTGTGCATACTTCATCATGTTAGGTGCATTAACTGCACCACCCATAGCTGCAAAGCCAATTCCATAATTACTTAAATTTCCACCAGGCATACCTGTACCAAAATTAGTACCACCAGGTGTTACACTTTGACCAGGACTTCCACTTTTAAGTGGATTACCACCTATAAATTGAGTAGCCATTCTACCCATATTAATACCTGTACTCCAATTAGCTTTGTCATTCTCATTCATATTAGTATTTTGAATAACATCATTAGCACCTTTTAGTCCTTGATTAAAAGCACCTGATACATTACCTGTAGCTACTCCACCTACAACAGCTCCTGCTACTTCACCTGCGCCATGTAAAAGGTTTTGTTTTTTTAATTTATTAGGATCTGTAGTACCACCTATTTTTTGTAATCCTTTATATCCTGCATCAGTTAATTGATCTGTAAGACCCATAGTAGCAGTATCTAAAGTAGCTTCTCCTACTCCATAAGCAGCTGCTCCTATATCTTTAATAGTAGAACCAAAGTTATACATACCTACATGACCTCCATTAGCATAGCCATGTCTATAAGTATTATTAGCACTTTGAACATGGCCAAAATTATAAGAAGGACTATAATGAGTTATATGACTTCCATATCCATACATAGAAGGAGTAGGCATACCCATTAATTGATATACATCTACTACACCTCCATGACCATAACTATCAATATAGTTTTGAGCTTCATTAGGACTCATGTGAGATTCAAGTCTACTACGAAGCACACTTTCAGGAAGTTTACCTCCATCAGCATACATTACAGGTCCTCCATCTTCATGTTTCCACTTAGCTGCATTACGAGCAAAGTTAGCCATTTGTCTAACATGTGGGTCTTTAGAATGTAAAGCTTCTTCAGTAGTTTTACCTGTACGTTGTTTATATGCAGTAAACCTTCCCTTATGAGAAGGCTTAATATGAATACCACCACCTGATTTATACATATCATCAGAGTCCATATCAGGTTCTGAATTCATGTCATTATCTTGGTCACCATGGACTTGAAAAAAAGATTCAGGAGTAGGATATTGTTTATGAAAAGCAGCTCTTCCTGCTGCTGTATCAGGGAAGCCAGCCTTAGCTAGCATTTGTTGTGCTTTATTCATAGGATAAAATAATTTATAAAATTAATTAATTATATTGATCTAACCAAGTGTTTGAGTTATTATTTTGTATGTAGCCACCCATTTTATTCATACGAGGGGTTTTATTTAAAGACTCTTGCCAAAACTGTTTATTTCTTGCTGGATTATATGTTGTTTTTTCAAGCATATTTAAAACATCATCATCAAAATTAAATAAACCATATTTTGAAAAAGGATCATATGTATTAAATATGTTTTTATAAGGACTAAATGGATCAGTTAAATTAAAATCAGCAGCTTCAGAAATTGGAAATCCAAGTTGTTTTTTTATAGACTCTTTAAGTAACCCTCTTTGCAACATCTCTTCCTGTAAAATTGGATTTATTTCTTTTGCTTGTAAATAATTGTCAAATTCATAACCATTATTTTCCATATTAAATGCAGCATTTTCACCTGCAAAGTGGCTGTCTAATAAACTTTGATCAAATTCCTTAGTACCATATTCATAGAATTTAGGTTCTCTTGTGCTAACAGGAGGTACATCTTTTGCTAATTGTATATCTTTAAAATATCTATCTTTTGCTGCATTATTTATAACACTCTTTACTCCTAATTCATCAGTAATAAGATTAGTTTTTGAAATTGCATTATTAGCATTTCGTGCTCCTCTAAAAAGATTTTTACCTGCATTAAAAAGATTTTTTCCTCCACTTGTAACACCTTCAACATATGGAAGAACATTAGCAACATCCCATCCAAAATTTGCAAAATCTTCATTACCTCTTATAGGTCTATTACCCATAGCAGTATTTGAAAGATTGATTGCAGATTGAGCAGGTCCACTGACAAATGCATTATATGCAAATTTAGCTGCAGGATTTAAACCAAATCCCATAAACATATTTGCTTTATTCAGATAATCTTGAGTCGTTGCTCTAGTTGAACCTTCAGGTGCTATCTTAGTATCATCTCTAAATTCACCTTGTGCAGGATTATAATATTCATAATTACCCTGTCCAATTTTAGGAGTAGATATAGTAGATTCTTTTTGAGCAGCTTGTGATTTCTTAATAGCTTTTGCTTGAGCTGCTTTTTCAACACTACCATATGTTGCAATATCTTTAGCTACAGATTCTGCAATTAAATTTTTTGGTGTAATGGTAGTTACATCTCTTTGAGGTCTACTTTGATTTAATTGTTGATTAATTATATCTTGTATTCCTCCTCCATCTGCAAACATCATTCCGCCTCTTTGCATAGAAGGACCTTCACTCATTCCACTAGGATTAACAGGATTACCATGTACTCTAGGACTATTTACATGTTTCTTTATTTGTCCTCCATGTTTAGCCATTATAGTAGTATCAGGTGCATGTAAAACCATTTTTTTAGGAGGTTGTACATCTTGATTATAATCATGTGTACCTGAAGATGGAGTTTTATAATTCATACCTGTAGGTATTACATCACCTATTTTATATTTACTAGTATTTAAACTACCTGTATTTCTAAAGTGTTGAGTAGCAGTTGGAGTAGAAGTACCAGCAGCCCAAAGAGGTGTATCTTGATTAGTCCATACAGTAGAACCTGCATTGTACATTACAGGACCACCTTGAGCAAATTTATTTTGCTCATCCCATAACTTATTATACTCTTCTTTTCCAATTACCTTATCTCTATTATAAAATACATTTCTAGGATTTCCTAATTGATCAACTATAGGTTCTTTACTTCTTTTACCTGAACCAACATTAAACTTAGGATTAGGAACCATTCTTAATGTAAGTTGTGAAGAACCTTGAGGAGCTACATCACGAACAGGTTGCATATCATATTCTTCTGTAGGAAGAGCTAAATCTGTAAGATTTAATTCTTTTCTTTTTATAGGGTCTATAATTTCAACACTATGTTGTTTTGGATGTAAAGGTTTTATACTTTTCTTTTGAGTAACAGGAGGAGCATTTTTATCAAAGATTACTTTTTGTTTAGGAGCATCATATAAATCAATATACCCAGTGTGATAAATATCTTTTCTTTCATAAGGAAAATAATGATCATGTTGATAAACTGGTTGAAGTGCTCTAAGTTGAGTATATTGACTCAATTCATCAGGTGTCATAGGTCTATAATAAGAAGGATTATTATATAAATTAAAATAATCCTCTTGTCCTGTCCAACGCATATTATTAGTTTCTTGAAAAGCTGCTTCAGTAGGATAAATTCCTCTAATTACATCTCCTCCACTATCTACATGAAATCTATTTAAAGGAGCAATGCTAATTGATGGTCCAATAATATGTCCAAATGCTGAAGGCAATTGAGCATTAAACTTATCTACATTTTGTTTAAGTTGATTTTGAGCATAGTTTAAATTTGCTAATCCAAGATTATGAGTATAAACACTATCATTATAAGCTTGTAATCTTTGCTTATATAAGTTAGGGTCAGATGTTATAAAAGGTTGCACTCCTCCTCCTGGTCCATACATAATAGAACCACCATCAGCTTTTTTCATTAAATTATTATACTCAGATTCAGATATTACATTATCTTGATTGTAATACTTGTATCTAGGATTACCTGCTTGATCTACAACTGCCTCTTTAGTTCTATTAGGCATAAAGTCTATATTAAAGTCAAATGCAGGATTAAACATTCTTCTTACAGCTTCTTGAGGAATAGGAGCCATAGGTTTTAACTCTTCTTCATATGTAGGAAAAGCTACATTCTCTGCTTTTGTTACACCTGATGTAATAGGTTTTATATCTTCTTCTTTTCTATAAATTATTGGTTGTACTGGTTTTTTATAATAAGCACTATGTTGGGTTTGATCACCAATCTGATTTATATCAAAATAAATAGGTTTTATTTTTTCTGGATAAACTTCTCCTTGACTTCTCCTATCCCACATATCATTTCTTTCAAAGAAATCCTTAGCATACATGTTATCATTTTTTATATTAAAAGGAATCCTTTTTAAAAATTTAGGTGTAAAATCTAATTTTTCTGATCTTAATTGATTAAAATTCTCTTTATACAAACTCAAACTATCATTATAAGCTTTTAATCTAGGGTCATTTTTACTTGTTACATAGATAGGCTTTACTCCTCCTCCACTTGCATACATAGGTGCTTTAAGAGTACCCATCTGATAATTAGTTAAAGTTCTATCTTCTCCTGCAGGATAATAAGAAGGAGTAGTAGGTGTAGGAATAGAACTATCTGTTACCCATGAACCATCATCATGCTTTTTAATTTTATCATTATATTCATCTCTAAGATAATCTGCAGCATGATAAGCTTTCCACCAATCTATTGCCCATTTAGACGCATTAGCAGCTTCTTTCATACCCATTTCTACTTGTTTAGCTTTACCAAAAATAGGTATAGCACTAAACATATCTAGACCTTCTGATAAAGTAGGTAAAGTTCTACCAGATTTTTGCCATGAGTCATAACCTTTTGCAGCATCATCCCAAGAAAGAATTCCTGTAGGATCTAAAAGTTCAAACTTATTTTCATCTGCTCCTTCTTTATAATTTAATAAAGATTGCTTTAAAGTTTTTTGAGGAGGTTTATTACCTTTTACTGTAGAACCATTTGCATACATATTTACCCAGCCACCATCAGCATGTTTCTTAATCTTTCTTTCCTGTCTAAGCATTTCAGCAGTAGGCTTACGTCCTGAACCACGATTAGCTCTTATATTATCCCATAGACCTCTACGAGAATAAGAACCATCTGCTCTTTTAATTAAACCTCCATGTTTATAACCTAATGTATCTTCTAATCCATAAATGCCCATTATAGGTTTATTACTAATAGGTTCAGTATCTTCATAATATTTAGCATCACCTTCTATAGTATCAGGAGTATTATATCTTAAAGCATCTGCTCCAGGAATATGTGTATATTCATTATAAGGTCTATTGTCAGTTCTAACACCTCTCCATATAACATCATTTGGAATAAATTGTAAACTAGGACTTGAAGGTACAACTACATCATCAGGCATTAATGACTTTCCTTTTTCATCTACATAAGCATTTCTACCTTCTTTCATATAATTAAGAGATACTTGATTTTCTAAAGCAGCTCTATTATAATAATCAGGTATTAATGAAGTATTTGGGTTAGTTGGAGTTTGAGGTTTTCTTAAAGGACCAGGGTATAAGTCTGGAGCTTGTAAATCTCCATACATATTTTGAGCCCAATGATACCCTTCATGCTTTAATATATCTTCTGGATTCCAAGGATTATTATTAGGATTAAAATAAATATTATTAGAAAGAGGATCATAATTACTTCTATCTTTACTAAAATAAACAGTAGGTTTATTCCTAGGGTCATCTAGTGGGTTATAAGTAGGACTATTACTTTCTTTTGAAATTTTTCCACCACGTTTAAATATAGGAGGAATAGGAGTATCATTAGGATTAGGAGTAGTATTAGAAGTATTATCTTCAAAATCATTTAACCATCCTTTTACTGCTTCTTTAGTACTTTGCCACATAGTAGGTTCTACCTTTTTAGGAAGATTTTCTTTTTTAACATAATGAAAACCATCCCATCCTAAAGCATCAATCTTAGGTTGAAGTACAGATTCTTCAGAAGGTTGTGTGTCTAAATATGTAGCATTATCTTGTGTAGGACCTATTTGTGCAGGATAGTTAACCCATTTTGGAGTTAACCCTTTATCAGTATATTCAAGTACAGGAAAATTAGGTACAAATCCTAATTGAGGTTCAGTTTTTGCTGTTAAGTCTAATAGTTCATTATAATGTGCTCTAGACCTTCTACCTACTTGATCATAATAATCAGAATCTTTTAATTGTTTAGCTGCTTCATTAAAATTATTATTTTCAAAAGCAGCTTTCATTTGTTTAAATTTTGCTAATTTAGAAAGACCCATATTATAAGTCATATCAGCTAAAACATATCTAGCCTTTTCAGGAAGAGTATCAAAGTTTGGTACAAAGTTTCTAGCTTGATCATAAGAACGAGCAAATAATAAATTTAATAAATCAGTAGATTCTTTTTTATTTAAAGCTGCTTTACCACTACGTAAATCATTTACATTGTAACCTTGGTTTTTTAAAAAAGCAGTAGTACCTGCATCATCTAAATTAAAACCATGTCCTATTGTAAGATAACCACGATTATCTCTATAAACTTTAGGTTTAAAACTTTCATAACTACCAGTTTCAATAGCAAAGTTTTTTATTTTTTCATCTGAGTCTACTCTAGGTTTAGGAGCAGGTTTATTTTGTGTAGCCATATTATCTTGAATTTAAAGCAAAAGTAGCCTTAGCTGAATGAACTACTAACTTATTATTAGGATTATTATTATATTGTAATTCTACCATAAACCATTTGTCTTTTAACCTTCTAGTTAAACGTGGTCTTACAGAAGAAAGATTTAAATTATCAAATATATTTTGATTTACATCTAGCACTCTATCTGATGGTACACGTAAGTTCCAAATAGTCTTATGTCTTCTAGCATAATTATCTCTACTACTTAAATCTAATTTATTAGGAATTAAAGTAATCCAATCAGTATTTTGATAATTATCAGATATACGCATAGACTCAAAGAAATCTTGATAATCTATTTGAGCTAAAGGGTCATAGTAATGTGAATCACTAGGAGCTTGTTGAGTATTAGGACTAAAAGCTTCTGTTACAAATTCTAAGTTTTGTAAAACCTTTTCTGTTGTAGAAGAAGTATTTAAAATAAAACTTAATGTAGAATAATCAGGTAGACGTGATTGGTAAAATTTAGCATATCTTCCATAGTTATGGATATACAATGTTTCATTGTATAAATTAACTGGGTCAGGAGAAAAGATGTTTAATTTATCATTTAGATATACTTTAGGATAATGAGTGTATTCACCTATATACCCATCTAGTAAATCATTATAAACTAATGTAAGATAAAACTCAGTTTCTTTATTTAAGAAAGTCATATAAAATTCATTGTGCCTAAAATCATAAGTACAATGAATTCCTTCATAGATATATGGATTATCTTTAGTTTGAATAGTACCTGATAATCTATTATACAAGAAAGCATTTAATCCTTTAATATCAGATAAAGGTTCTAGGCCTCCGCCTGAAGTTGTAGGAGTTGTATATCTATACATCTTTCTAGCAAGAGTATCAAACCATATCATACTATTGTCAGATACAGACATACCAAACTGATGTTTAGTTCCTGTCTTAGTAGAAATATAATCATACCTTTCTAAGATACCTGAACTACCTAATACTAAGTTAGCTGCAGTTTCATCAGCAGGTTGAATTAACTTTTGTTCATTAACTTGTAATTGACCAAATGCTCTATCTTGGAAATAGTATAACTTATCTTTAAATACTATTAAGTTATTTAAAGGACCATAAGCTGATTCTACATCTAAGTATGCACCAGGTTTAAAGTTACTCCAAGACTCTACTAACTCACCATCTTGTTTAGGTTCAGACTTCCATACTCTACAATCAAACCTAAGAGATATATCTCCTAACGCAGGTTTAGCAAAGTATGTATATGCAGATTTATCTGTATGATTATAAACATTATCTACATTAAAGTATTCAGCTGCTCCTATTCTATATGGAGCAGTACCCCAGTCATTTAAATTACCAGGACTTTCTGTAATCCTACTTCTGTTAGGAACACCTGTATAAGTTAAAGTTGTAGTATCTTTATAATTTCTTCTATAATCTATTGCTACATAAGTTTCACAAGGAAAGTATACCCAATGTGTTAATAGTTTAGCTGAATCAGAATTAGATAAAAAAGCACTTCCTTCTGCTCTATCATAAAATTGAATAGTATGATCCATAACTGCTACTGCAGTATCTCCTCCAAATACTCTTGTAGATACAACTCCATGAGAAGATATATCAATTAAATTATTACAAGGAATATATTCACTAGTAGACCTAGCAAAATAACCATGGCCTCCAAAAGGACCTCCTTGAATAACTCTTGTATAATTAGCTAAATAATGAGATGTAGGAAAACTAACACTAAGTGAATATTGTTCACCTAAAAATTGATTTCCTCCAAATGCAGTTTTATTCCAATTACTTGCAGGTCCTTCAGTTAATTCTATAAATACAGAATTACTTCCATAAGAATATCCTACAGCACTAGTTCCTAATCCTCCACCATGTGAACTAGATAAATCTTTAGGGGCACAATTATGAACAGTTCTTATTGTACCTCCTGAATAATCAGCAGTTATTCCTGTATCATAACTTCTAGTATCTCCTCCTGCATTTACAGAAGTAGCTTTTTGAATAGGATAAGGATTAAAAGTATTTACATTTTTTATAGATGCAGGAAAAGTAGTACTTTCATTTAAACTATATACTTTATGTCTAGCTCCATAGCCTTCTATATTATGACTTCCTTTACTATCAAGAAGGTATGTACCATCTACTGCAACAACTTGTGAAGGAGAATATTGATCTGATAAATAAGTATTACTAATACTTTTATAAAGTCCTAATACATCTATTGCATCTGTTCCACTATATCCTGAAAATTTATCAAATAAAAAATCAGGGCTATGAAATGACCAACAATCAAACCAAACTTCATTGTTTATACTATCATAATAATCATATGCATTATAAGGAGAAGGATTACATAAAAATACTTGTTGCGGAAAAGGACTTACATCTTTTGTTTTAACACTAGTTATAAATAATCCTTGTCCTAATATATGTTTATCTTCTTCTTTTTTAGGAACACGTACAATAGAAGCTTTTTTATATTGAGGTGGTAAATTACTAAAGTCAATAGTAAATCTAATTCCTAAAGGTTTACCATATAAAAAATCATTAGTAGTATCAAGTTTAACTACATTAGTATGTAAATTAGAAGAATCAATTGTACTACGTCCATTACCACTTCCTGCATATACTGCACCATCTGTAGTGTCAGGCATAAACATATGAGGCATTCTAATATCTCCAATCCAATTTACATAAGTAGGATTATCTAGTTCATCAAAAAAAACAATACCAAATCTTTCCATTTCATCTCTTCTATAACCTACGAATATATCATATTTATAAGGAGAGTTATTGTTAGATAAAGAATTACCTTTACTTGCATAATATCTATCTTCAGACCAAAATGTAGTTCCTGTATTAGTAGCAGGAGTTAAATGAGGAGCAAAAGTATTATTAGCATTATCTTTTTTATTATCTAATAATAAAGTCTCTGTAACAAATTCATAAGATACATTAGGACCTGCTCCTCCTAATACATTACTATTAGGTTGATATAAATATTTAGTATCAACAGTAGGAGATTGAGAATTATAATCTTGAATACAATCATGTTCTTCAGGAATTAAATAAGGAGTTACAGAAACTCCATTCTCTTGAGTAATTTGATAATTTAAAGATTGATCTAATGTATAAGTTTTATTTGTATTTGAAACATCTGTAATTATAGTAGTAGAACTATTTCTAGGAAACCTATATGCTCTAGCATCCCAATTTACTATTTGAGTTCCTAATGCTACATTACCTAAAAACAAAGTTTGTTTCTTAGCAGCCAATGTTTTAGCTCTATTAATTGCAGAAGTAAATGCAGTAAACTCATCTAATGTAATAGGTACTTTATCTTCATTACCTGATATGTAAGTATCTATTATTCCATTAGAAGGAATAATTACTTCCTTTACTACATTAATTTCTGGAGTACTTGTATTATCTCTATAATACAAAGTAGCAAATTCTATTGTATCAAAATTTGTATCTACATTTTGAACTTCTACTCTAATTGATTTACCTGCTACTGTAGGTTTAGGGTCATTAGTATTTGTATTATCTAATAAAGGTTTTGTAGGATAATATGTATTAGTTACAGTAATACTTTCTGGTGCATCTATAATAGGAATTAACTGAGAAGTTCTGCTAAACCTTGTTTCTGAACCATTTGTATTTTTTAATCTGTAGGCTACTTGATATACTCCCATGTATAAACCACCACCAACTATAACTTCTGTTACTTGAGGTAAGTCCATAGATAAAGAAGGAAGTAATCTTAATTGTTCTAATGTTAAATTAGCTACATTAGGATCAGCTACATTTATTTGTCTAGGTACATTATAATTATCTGTCCAATAAATCTTTTGAATAAATTCATTTTCATATCTACCTTCTATCATTCCTGGATTAGCAATAGGACGATATACAGTAAAGTTTAATGCAGAATTAGCATAGATTAAAGCAAGAGTATAATTTGTACTATCAGTATAATCTCCTGCTTTATTATAATGTAATTTCCATATCTGTCCATCTGTAACAGGAAGATTAGGACCTCCCCATGTTGTAGGGTCATCAGGGTCTACTTTACCTGTAGTAGTAAGTAAATATAAATTATCATCATATGAATCTCTTAAACTAACCCAACCTATAATTGATGGATTAGCAGCACCTGCTGATAAATCATTTACTACAACTAAATTAGGATTAATAACTGGACCTGCTACTTTTAAATAATCTAAATTAAAATCTATATTATATGTAAAAGGAGTAACACCTGTAGACACAGCTTCAACAAATACAATATAAACAGGAATTTGTGTAGCTCCATTATTATATGGTGTATCAGATAAAGTTACAGGAATAGTTATATTATTTCCATTTAATGCTAAATGATTTATATTAGTAGAAGTTAAAGCTTGCTCATAAACCTTAGCACATTTATATGTACCATCAAATTGACTACTATTAAGTATAGTAGGATATTCATAAGTAAGACTTGAATCAGTCCAAGCATTACCCATGTGCATGTAAACTTTTAACTTAAAGCTTACATCAGTAGTATTTAAAGCTCCTACATAATAACTTAAATCAAAATTATAAGGACCTGTAGGATAATCTTGTAAATTATAAGCATTTGCTCCTAAAGGATAATATGCTGTTAAAGCAAAAGAAGGATTTTTAAATGAAGCTGTAGTATCAGAATCTTGGTATCTAATTCTTGTTACATTAGAAGCGTGGGATAAAGGAACACCTGCTGCATTAATTATATTAGTACCTAAGTTAATAGTATAATTAGGTGTAGATGTATTACCTCCAAACCATTGATTATCTAACTGCCATTGGTCAGGACCTGCAACTCCTATATAACTACTATTACCAATAGGTAATAAATTTAAATTTGTATTATAGTCAGGTAAAGTAAGGTCTTCAGTAGAATATAAATTTACACAATTTTGATCTGCTGGACTATAACCTAAGTTAGTAAAAGTAGAAGCAACAGTACCTGAATAAAAATTACCTGTACTTATTGTTTCACAATTAACTAAACTTAATACAATTGTACCTGTATATGTTGTACTAGAGTTTGTACTAAATACTCCTTGTGTATTATATGTAGGTGCAGCTGTAATAGAACTAGAAACAAAAGTAGAATTTGTATTTATAAATGTTATAACATCATTTAAAAAAGTATTTATAGATGAATAAGTAAATACAAAATTTATAGGCCCTGCACTATTAATAAAAAATTCTAAAGTGTATTGTTGACTTACAGTAAGACGATTACCTACTTTATTTAAGTCAAATACTAATGCTTTAGTACATGGTACATTAGGAATACTTATTACTGATGTATTACCTTTTATATTAGACCTAACAGCTAATGTACCTCCATCATCTGTAGTTACTCTAAAGTTTTTAGATTCATAAACTACATTCTCAGGGACTTTACTAAAAGCAATGTCTTTATTTACTAACCCACCTAAGTCTTTTACTCCAGATGGTCCTTGGTTATCTTGAGCCATAATTTTAATATCTACCTCTAAATCCTCTTAAATTAATATTACTAAATCCACTTGCAAAGTCTTCTGTACGTACAACCATTTTAGTAAGTTGTCTACGTAGACTTTCTGCTTGATTAACATCAGGCATTTTAAGGTGTGAACTTGCAGACGCAACATTCCATTTCCATTCTTCTTCTGACTTCATATAAACTTTATCAGATAACATTTCTTGTCTCCAAAGAATATAATCCATCTTCATTTGAAGATAAGATGCACATGCTCTTTTATATTTTACA